CCACCGTGCTGGCGCACTCTTCGCGGCTTTTTCGTAACGATTTCAGGGGGTTATAGTAGCGATCTTGCCGCGGGCCCCGAAAAAGCGCGCCGCGCGCCGGCCGAAGAAGCGTGCCGGGCCGCACCCCCAGAAGCGTGCCGGGCCGGCAGAGAAAGAGCATGCCGGCTGGATCGCGAGGACGCAGGGCGAGCTGGCACAGTTCTTCGGGCTCTCCCTGGTCTCGATCACGAAGTGGCGCGAGGTGGGCATGCCCGGAGAGCCCGGGCGGTGGGACCTCGGGGAGGTCACGCGGTGGGCGCGCGCGCGCGATCGCCGGCAACGGGAGGAGGAGAAACGCGAGGATCCAGGCGAGCGCCTGAAGAGCTATCGCGCGGAGCTGGTGCGGGAGAAGCTCCTCGAGACCCGCCGCGTCACCATGCGGGTGGCGGACCACGAGCGCCATTGCGTACGCCTTTGCACTCTCTTCCGCAGTGCCCTGCTGAGCCTGGCCAATTCGCTGGCCTCCCAGATCGAGGCCTGCGCCTCCCCCTCGGAGCGCGATCTCCTGGTCCGGGAGCGGTGCCACGAGCTCCTCGAGGACCTGGCCGGTGACCGAGGTGGCGGAGCGGCCGCGCCGGAAGGCCCGCCGCCGGAAGGCGAAGGCCGCCGGGGCCTCTAACAGCGACCGCTCCTGGCTCCTCCCAGTCGAGCGCCATGCGCTCCGGCCGCCCGAGCGCATGACCGTGAGCCAGTGGGCCGAGCGCTTCCGGCATATGGACGAGCGGGAGACGGCGGAGCCCGGACGTTGGAAGAATCGCCTCCGGCCCTACCTCGTCGGCCCCATGGACGCATTCACCGATCCCGCGGTGGAGCGGGTGGTGTGCGTCTTCGCCGCGCAGGTGGGAAAGACCGAGCTCCAGCTCAACTGCCTCGGGTACCTCATCGACCAGGACCCCGGGACCACCATGCTCGTTTACGCCTCCGAGCGGCAGGCGGACAAGACAATGACGCACCGGGTCCACCGCCTGATCGAGAACTCGCCGGCCCTGCGCAGGTACCTGACGCGGAAGACCGACCTGGGCGTGAAGGAGGTAGATCTCGACCGCTGCAACGTCTTCACGGCCTGGTCGAACTCGCCGAGCGCGCTCTCTTCAACGCCCTGCCGCTACGTGATCCTCGACGAGGTGGACAAGTACCCGCCCTTCGCCGGCCGCGAGGCGAACCCGATCGAGCTCGCCGCGGTGCGCACGCGAACCTTCCGCGGCCGCCGGAAGATCCTGGAGGCCTCGACCCCCACGCTCGAGCACCGGTATATCTGGACCGAGTACCTCCGTTCGGACCAGAACCGCTACCACGTCCCCTGCCCGCACTGCGGCCGCTACCAGGAGCTCGACTTCTTCAGGGGGCTCAAGTGGGAAAAGAAGGTGGCCCCGCGGGAGGTCCTCGAGCGGAACCTCGCCTGGTACGTCTGCGAGGCCTGCGGCGGGGAGATCCGGGAGGCCTCGAAGGCGGGCATGGTCGCGCGAGGCCGGTGGGTGCCGAAGGGAATGCGCGCCCGGGACGATGGCGAGCTCGAGGGCGAGCGGCCGCCGCGCGCGATCGCCGGCTACCAGCTGAACGTCCTCTACAGCCCCCAGGTGAGCTGGGGGGAAGTGGCCGCGAAGTGGCTCGACTCGCTCGGCGACCAGGGCCGCATGATGGATCTCCGGAACTCCTGGCTCGCGCTGCCGTGGGTCGAGGTCATCGAGAGCGTCAACGCGAAGAAGATCCAGGCCACGAAGAGGGACTACGCGCCCGGAATCGTCCCGGCCGAAGCCAGGGTGCTCACCCTCGGTGTCGACGTGCAGGCGGACTACTTCTGGTTCGCGATCCGGGCGTGGGGCAGTGCGCTCCGCTCGTGGCTCGTCCACTACGGCGCGGTGCAGACCTGGGACCAGCTCGCGGAGATCCTCGCGCGGGAGTGGCCGCGGGAGGGCGGGACGCCTCTCCGGATCCGCCGCGCGCTCATCGACAGCGGCTTCCGCACGAAGGAGGTCTACCTCTTCTGCGGTACCCACCGGCCCGCCGCCTGGCCCACCAAGGGCTCGAACAACCCCGGGCTCGTCGCGAGCTGGCGGGCCTCGAAGCCGGAGCCCGGGGTGGTCCTCTTCACCTTCAAGGCCGATCACTTCAAGGACCAGCTCGCGACCTACATCGCTGCGAAGCCGGGCGAGCGAGGCGAGTGGATGGTTCACCGGGAGATCGAGGACGACCCCTACGTCAAGCAGCTCACCTCAGAGCGACGCGTGCTCCACCGCCGGCACGGGAGGACCTCGAGCACCTGGGAGCCGCTTTCGGAGAGCGCACCGAACCACCTCTGGGACTGCGAGGTGCTGAACGTGTTCGCCGCGGAGATGCTCCACGTGCGGTTCCTCGAGGGAGAGGGGGCGCCGGACCCCGCGGCCGCGCCCCCGGCGGCGCACGAAGAAGACAGGGAGGACGGATGGATCGAGCGAGACCCCGGCTGGCTCGCCGGCGAATCGGTGTGGGGATGAGCGGCGAGGACTGGATCGAACGGGAGCAGGACTGGCTTCCCCGCCGGAGGGAGGGGAGGAGGGAGGAGCCGGAGATCTCCGTCCCGGCCGCTGCCCAGCTCCCCGCGGTGCTCTGGTATCCGGTCTTCTGCCCGAACCCTCGCTGCAGGTCCCGGGACTGTCCGGTGACCGGGACTCCCGGGAACCCGCCGGGCATGCGCTACCACAAGTGCCAGCAGTGCGGAATTGCGTTCAAGTCCTTTGAACGTGGGCCCTTAAAGTAGTGGACGAAAGCGCGGGTCCGGGCCCCGGTTTTCGTCCACTCCCGAACTTTATTCCAGATTCTGGAATGACGCCCTTGGCTTCCTGAACTCGTGCCCCTCCAATCGCTTCCATGGCCGACCTTTCCGACGTCTACGCCAAGCTCCTCGAGGCCGCCACCGCCAAGATCGGCTCGGGGATCAAGCGCTACCAGGTCGGGGATCGCCTGGTGGAGTACTCGTCCCCCAAGGAGCTGGTGGACGCGCTCATTGCCCTGGGCGGCGCAGGCGCCGCCGCGGCCGCTCCGGGAGCGGGCTCGAGCACCTGCTTCCTCGAGGTTGAAGGCGCGTGCTGACGGCTGAGGCGAAGCCCGGACCGTTCAGCCGCGCCTTCCAGGCCGCCTTCCCCGGGTTCGCCGCACGCCGCGCGGAGGCCCGCCTGCGGCACGATCGCGCGGAAGCCGGGCGCGATCTCCTCCGGGTCATCCACGGATCGGCCCACGCGGAGTTCGCGCGGGGGGGCTACGGCTACCTGGGCGCTTCGAAGGAGCGGCCCTACTCGAAGTGGAACCCCCAGGGGGGCTCCCCCGACGAGGACCTGCTCCAGGACCTCGACACCCTACGCCAACGCTCGAGGGACCTGATCCGGTCGGATCCGCACGCGTCGGGCCTCGTGGACGTCTGGTGCCGGAACATCGTCGGGGCAGGCCTGCGGCCGCAGTCCCGCCTCGACCGCGACGCCCTCGGGCTCACCGAGGCCCAGGCCGACGAGTGGCAGCGCGCTTGCGAGAAGGCCTTCCAGCGTTTCTGGAAGCGGGCCGACGTCTCGGGCCTCCAGAACTTCGGGGAGGTCCAGGCGCTCATCCTCCGGCAGGTCTTCGAGAACGGGGAGAGCTTCGTCCTCCCGCGGCCCGATCCGGGCAGGAAGCCGTTCTCGCTCCGCCTCCAGGTCATCGAGGGGGACCGCGTCTCCACCCCCAGCGACAAGATCAACGATCTGCGGATCCGCGATGGCGTGGTGGTCGGCGAGCTCGGGGAGCGGCTCGGCTACTGGATCAAGAAGACCCACCCGGGGGACGTCTCGCAGGGCGAGGGCGCGCGCCGCACCAACGACTTCGTCTTCGTGCCCGCGGAGGACCTGGAGGCAGGAGTGACCAACTGCTTCCACCTCTACCGGATCCTCCGTCCGGACCAGAGCCGGGGCGCGCCCTTTCTTTCCACCGCCCTCACCGTCTACAAGGACCTCGGGCAGTACATCCGCGCGGAGCTGATCTCGGCCAAGATCGCCGCCTGCTACGCGCTCTTCATCACCGCGCCGGATCCGCTCCAGGCCGCCGCGGCGAACGCCGAGCTGAACGCGAAGAAGCAGAACCAGCGGCAGATCGAGCCGGGGATGATGGAGTACCTGGCGCCGGGTCAGGACATCAAGGAGGCGAACCCCAACCGCCCGAATAACGCCTTCGACGCCTTCGTGCGCCGGCTCCTCCGCTCGGCCGGCGCCGCCCTGAACACCCCCTACGAGCTGGTCTCGCAGGACTTCTCGCAGACCACCTACACCTCGGGGCGCATGAGCCTCAATGAGGTGCGGGGCGTCTTTCGGCTCTTCCAGGCCTGGCTCGCGGAGAAGTTCTGTCAGCCGATCTGGGAGCGCGCCCTCCGCGAGGCCTTCCTCCTGGGCATGCTCCCCATGCGGCGGGACTTCGAGGAGAACTTCGAGGAGTACGCCCGCGCGCGCTGGGTGGGCCCGGGCTGGACCTGGGTGGACCCGGCGAAGGAGGTGGCGGCCACGCGCGACGCGCTCGACGGGAACCTGAGCACCCTTGCCGACGAATGCGCGGCGCGCGGGCTCGACTGGGAGGACGTCCTCCGGCAGCGCGCGCGGGAGAAGCGCCTCATGGAGGAGCTCGGCGTTCTGCCGGCGGCGGCCGTGCCTGGCGGGGACGGACCGCCGCAACCTCGGGAAGAGGCAGATGGAGAGGAGGCGCCCGATGGCGAAGAGAAAAGACAAAGCGCTTGAAGGGCTCCCGCCCGCCGCGCGGGCGATGGAGGCCGGCCGGCGCTTCCGGCCGGAGGCCTTTGAGTTCCGGGACCCGGGGGCTGTCCTCACCTTCGCCAAGGGGAAGGACGAAGCCGACCGCGGCCGCTTCCGCATGGTCGCCTATTCCGGCAAGCCCATGCAGCACTGGCTCTGGGGGGCAACCCTCATCGACCTTGCGGGGCTCAAGCTCTCCGCCCAGAAGATGCCGATCCTACGCGAGCACATGCGGGACCGGATCGTGGGCTTCACCGAGAAGGTCACGACAGAGTCCTCGGTCGAGCTCGAGGGCGTCTTCAGCGGCGCTACCGACGACGGCCAGGAGGTCGAGCAGCTCCTCGCGGAAGGGTTCCCCTGGCAGGCCTCGGTGGGGATCGACCAGGGCTCGGTGGAGTTCGTGAAGGAAGGCACCGAAGTCGAGGTCAACGGGCAGAAGCTCCGGGGTCCCGGGACGGTTTTCAGGAAGAGCACGCTGCGCGAGGTCTCCTTCGTGGCCCTGGGCGCAGATCCGAAGACGAGCGCGGAGGCCTTTGCGGCGAACTCCGACGCGGACGCAGTCATCGCCGCATTCACCTTTGACCCGAAGGAGGCCCAGATGGCCACGGAACCGAAGAACGAGTCCACCCCCGTCACCACCCCGCCGACCGCTCCGCCGGCGCCGGCCACTCCCGCTCCCGCCCCCGCCGTCACCGCGGCCGCGCCGCCGGCGCCGCCCGCCGGCGCGCAGATGGTGACGCTCTCCGCGCAGGAGATCGAGGCCCTGGTCGACCGGAAGGTCAAGGTCCTGGCCGACACCCGTCGGACGCGGGAAACGAAGCTCCGCGAGTTCGCCTTCCCGAACCAGGAGCAGCTCCTGCTCGATCTCGCAGCCGGCGACAAGCCGATCGAGGAGTGCATGCTCGAGCTCAAGAAGGACTGGGACAAGAAGGGCGGGGCGAAGCTCGCCGCGCTCCAGAAGGATCCCGCCGCCGGCGTCGGGGCCGGGAACGGGAACGTGCTCGAGTCGAGCGCCGCGAAGGCCTCGGGAGCCGAGCTCATCGCCGGCGGCAGGGTCGACGAGGTGAAGGCCAAGGCGCATTTCGCAGCCTCGCCCGACCTCAAGGAGGAGTTCAGCTCGGAGGCCGACTACCTCGCTTACCTGCGCGTCACCGCCAATGGCCGCCACAAGTTCCGCGTGGTCGAGGGCCAGCGGGCCGCGAGCTGAGGACACGAACACATGGCACTCGCCGCTGACGTGAACCGTCCGATCCTGGAGGGGGCCTACGCCGATCATCCGGTGAAGGGCTCCACCAAGGTCTACGAGGGGGCGGTGGTCTCGATCACCGCCGCCGGTTATGCAAAGGGCTACGCCGGCACCGACACCCTCTTCGCCGGCTTCGCCGATCGC